AATGGCCCATGGGGACGAGCGCTACAGCACGGGCGAGCGGCGCGGCTACTCCGACGAGTACCGCGAGCGCGAGCCGGTGGGGCTGCCCGATCGGGTGCTGCGCGACCTGCGCCGCGAGGCCGATCGGATGCCGTCGTTCGATCCGTCCCTGCCCGATGATCATCGACTCGTGTTGCTCATGCAGCAGGTCGGCCACGTCGCGGAGTCGCTGACCGGGCGCGAGCAGGACGCCGAGGGGCTCTACCGCGCTCTGCTGCGGGCCGCGGTGCTCTCGTGTGCGTGGGCCGGGACGCAGCGCCGGAGTAACGGAGGGCGGCGCGACCGGTGGTGACCGGGGCGGATCTCTACCGCACCGCGGCCGACGCCGAGGCGTTCGAGCGCTCGGCGCCGTGGGGTCCGTTCGAGCTGCGCGCCGATCTGCACCCGGGCGACCCCGGCCAATTGAAAAAGTATTGGCTGTCGAAAGAGGGTCTAGCGAAGTGGGCGACGAAACCGCACCCGTGGACGGCGCTCTATCACCATATCCTCAAACACGTCGGCAATCCGGAGAAGGCAAAGCGCATTGCCTCGCAGTGGTATCACGATCACTTCGGGCACTGGCCCGGCGAGCGCAAGGGCAAGAATCCGATCGGAAAGGGATAGTCTGCCGTGTTTGTCTATGGTTCCGACGCTGGCGGTATTGGCGGCGGTGGGAGATGAGTGGCCCCGGACCACTACCCCCGGCGGGGCCGTCCGGGGCCGAACCGCCGCTGCGCCCGGAACATCTCGGTCAGCGGGTAGCCCCGGAATTGATCGCGGGTGCCCCGCTGCGCGATCCGGCATCACCGGCCCTGTCGTCCAATGTGCATTACGTGCCGGACTCTGATACCGGCGAACCGATCGTCGACCTGAGTAGGTGGGTTATGAAACAGTCCATGACAAAGAAGAGTCGCACCGACCTGTCGCGGGCCATGGTGGCGATGTGCTCGCTCACCGGCTGGCGGGATACCACGCTCAATCCGGATATGGGCGACGACGCGAAGATGGCCATTCTCGCGGCCCGGTTCGGGAAGGTCACTACACAGGACGCCGATGACACGCTCTATAACGAGCTGATCGATATGGCGGCGGTGACCATGGGCTGGGCACAGGGCATCGCTCGGCGTGATGCGCGCGACCGCAAACGGAAGTCACGAGCGAAGAAGAAGGAGAAGAAGCGGGAGAAGCGGGAGAAGAAGAAGGAGAAGAAGGATCGTAAGAGGGCTCGTGAGGACCTGGAGCAGAAGGCCGAGGAAGCGAAGAAGCTCGGATGAACACAGAGGAAGCGCTCGCGGCGCTGACCGATATTGCGCTGTTTATCGCGGTCTACGTGGCGGTGCTATCCACGGTGTTCGCGGTCGGCGAACCGCAGACGAAAGGAGAGGTCATGGGCCGGGCAATCGCTCTGTGGATGTGTGCGGTAGCCGGCGCGGTGCTGATCGTCTGGCTCGTCGTCGCCATCCTCATCCGACTCGGAATTCTGCACGGCATAGGGTAAGGAGGAAGGCGAATGATGGAGACACTCTATCGGCCGGTGGCGGCCGAGCTGGACATCATGCGGGCCGAGCAGGGCGGGTCGGACGGGCGCACCGTGTTCGGCATCCTCGTCCCGTGGAACCACCCGATGCGGATCGATGAGAACCTGCGCGAGCAATTCGAGCCGGGCGGGGCTGATCACGTGATCACGGCCGGCGAGCGGGGGCGGGCGCCCGGTGGGCTGCCGGCCTATCGAATGCACTTTGCCCGTGAGCACGTACGCCAGGGCGGCGCACCGATCGGTCGGACGCAGCTTCTCCGCGACGACGCGGCCGGGCTCTACGGCGAGTGGCGGGTGAGCAAGACACCCGTGGGTGACGAGACCATCGAGCTGATCAAAGACGGCGTCTATCGAGAGCTGTCGGTCGGGTTCCGGTGCGCGCCCGGGTGGTCGCGGCGGCTGCCGGACGGCACCGTGAGCCGTACCCGGTTCGATCCGTTTGAGGCCGCGGTGGTGCTGCGCGGGGCCTACGCGGACGCGGCGGCCGTGGCCGGCGTGCGGGATGAGGAAGCCGACACCGACGAGCCGGGCGACGAGCTGGCCAACCTGCGCACGGCGCGCGCGCTGCTCGCGGACTGGCCCCTCGTCGCCCCCGGGGCGCTGCGTGCGGACAACCCTAAGAAGCCGTACGGGGACGTGACCTACGCCGACCCGGGTTATCAGTCCGATCACAAGAAACGGTATCCGATCGATACCGCGGACCATGCTCGGGCGGCGTGGTCGTATATCAATCAGCAGGGTAACGCGGCCAAGTACACTGCCGACGAGGTCAAGGCGATCAAGGGGCGGATCCGGGCCGCGCTCAAACGGTTCGGTGTGGAGGTGGCGGCATGATGGGGCAGACCCTAGTCCGTCGGCTCGGTGCCGAATTCATCGGCACATTCATCCTCGTATTCTTTGCGGTCGGCTCGGCGGTGTTCGGCATCGACGTGCGACATATCGGCTCGGTGGGCGTGGCGCTGGCGTTCGGCTTTGTGTTGCTCGCCCTGGCGTACGCGATCGGCCCGATCTCGGGCTGTCATATCAATCCGGCGGTGACGCTCGGCGTGGCGCTCAATCGCGGTATTCGGCCGGATGCGGCGGCGCTCTATGTGCTCGTCCAGTGCCTCGGCGCCATTGCGGCCGGTGGGCTGTTGCGCATCATGGTCAATGCCGGCGGGGTGACCGACAATACCGGCGCGCTCGGGACGAACGGATGGGGCGAGACGGTCAACACGTTCGGCGCGTTCGTGTTCGAGATGCTCGGCACGTTCCTGCTCGTGGCGGTCGTGCTGCTGGTCACCCGGGCCGATGTGCCGGCGCCCGCGTCGGCGGGGTTCGCGATCGGCACCGTGCTCACGGTGGACATCCTGGCCGGCGTCACGCTCACCGGAACCGGGGTCAACCCGGCCCGCAGCCTCGGGCCGGCGCTGTTCTACTGGCCGGCGCTGCCGCAGCTATGGTTATTCATCGTTGCCCCGCTGCTCGGCGCCCTGCTGGCGGTCGGCGTGGTGCGCTTCCTAGCCCCTGCCCGGTCCCCGCAGGAGAGTCGAGCATGACGACGTTGCACTACGAAGCACCCCCCGCGCGCGCCGAGCTGCTCGTGCCGACCGGCAGCGAGCACGTATGGGTGGCCATGGCGGTGTTCCGCGTGTCCGCGGAGTCGCTGCGCGGCACCGTGCTCGATCAGATCAATCTCGATCGGGAGAATCTCGCGCTGATCGAGGTCGGCTGCTACGTCTGCGAAATCGGCTGGTCAGAGCGGGCGTCCTACCGCCGGTGCCCCGGCGAGCCGGCGCGCCCACGGTAGCCCTTTCGGGTGATCTCTAAAGGATCTCGTGGGGTCGCGGGCTCGACGCGACTTATCACCCTGCCGTAGCGTCGCCCCCGATTCTCCGGTTCCCCGGCGGTCGCATGGCCCGGTCCCCTTGACGCGCTCGTGTCAATCTCGAGCGAAACGATCAAGCATCCCGGTGCGCGGCACGACTCGGCACCCCGGTCCCCCTATCCATGCCCTGACCGGGAGCCGTCATGTTCGTGCGCCGTCGTCGCGGCCGGGTGTTCCTGCCGCTGTTCCTGCTCGCCACCACGCTCACGTGCCATCGGCGCGCGCCCGGTGGTTCCGCCGTACTGACACGGCGCCGTCAAGAGTTCACCACCCTGCACGAGCGCTCGCGCGGCGTCATCGATGCCGCAGCCGGCGCGAATGATGGCGCGGGCCGCGAGCTGACCGACGCCGAGCTTGCGGCGGTCACCGCGGACCGGGAGCGCGCCGAGGCGCTCGCTACCGAGATCGAACAGCTCGTCGAGGACGAGCTGCGGGCCGCCCGGGTGGCGGCCGGCTACGCCGAGATCGGGGCTCCGGCCGAGCAGCAGAATGCCGGCACTGGAGAGACGGAGGGCGAGCGCGCCGAGCGTGATACATCCGGCGCCGGAACGGGCAACGCGACGACGCAGGATCGCGACCCCGGGCACTACCGCTCCGCGGTCGAGGGCGGGGAGCACTCGTTCTTTGCCGACATCGTGCGCGCCCGTGAGGGCGACGGAGAGGCCGCGACGCGCCTGGCCGAGCACAACCGGGCGCTGAGCACGGGTGTGTCGGGAGCGGGCATCGTGCCGCCCCGGTGGCTGATCGACGAGTACGAAGCGCTGGCCCGTCAGGGCCGCGTGGTGGCCGAGATGGTGCGCCACATCCCGATCACGAACCCGGCCCCGATGACCTTGCAGCGGCAGACGGCCGGGACCGATGCGGTGCTCGCGCAGCAGGCGACGGAGAACACGCACCCCGCCGAGACCGATGCATTCGCCACGACGGTCGACGTGGTCACCCCGAAGCCGATCAGCGGTATTCAGGTCGTCTCCCGCCAGATGATCGACATGACCAACCCGGCGGCCGATGCGCTGATCTATGGCGACATGTTGGCGGTCTATAACCGCAAGATCGAGGACTCGGTGACGGCGGCGCTGGTCACGGCGGCCGGCGCCCCGGTGACGACCTACGCCAGCGACGCTACCAACTTCACGGCGGCGGCGGCCGAGGACGGCATTACCGACGCGGCCATCTCGGTATGGAACTCCCGCAAGCTCCCGGCGGATGCGCTGGCCATGCGGATCTCTCGATGGGGCCGATTCTCCAAGTTCCGCGACACCGCGGGCCGGCGG